TTCGTCTTTTCTTCTACACAAAAGACGAAGTAGATTTTTTCGCTATCTACTTTACAGTACTAGACGGCTTTTTTATTATACCTAATTATCAACAAAGAAGCGTAAGGTTATCAATGCAAGGGAAGTATAAAGACAATTTTAATAACTTTGCCCTAATAGATTTATAATTTTCTGTTTTTTTCATTTGTTTCTCTAAGGGCGCTACTGTAAAAAGTGGCGCTTTTTTTTTCGTATTTTTACAGAAATTATTTTTAAGATGCGTCAAATAAAAATTAACAGCACTACAGGAACCGAAATACTAACGGCTAGCGAAGTAAAAAACTACGTTAGAATAGACACTAGCGCCGACGATAGTTTAATTACTAGAATGATAACCCAGGCGCGCGAATGGTGCGAAAACTACATAAGCCGCGATATAGTAGCAAAAAACAGAACGTACTACCTAAGCCAAACAGAAGCGCTAATAGATATACCCTTTGGTCCTATAGCTAGTATAAGTACAGTAACTGCCGAAGGTAATACAGCTGCACATACTGTTAAAGGCCTGGATAACGAACGTATAGAACTAGACGGCGGTAGCGCTAAAGATGTTAAAATAACTTACGTAACTGCTGGACTAAGCGACGACCTTATAAAGAACGCTATGCTACAATTCATAAGCACGCTATACGATAACCGCAGCGACTTTGAAGTAGGCGTAACATTAAATAAAATACCAACAGAAACTAAGGCGCTTTTAACTAGCTATAAAACAATGTTTGTATAATGGACGCTGGCAAACTAGATACACAAATAGCCGTAGTAAGGCTAACTAAAACAGCCGACCAGTACGGCGGCTTTACTTCTACCGAAGCTACTGTAGCTACCTACTGGGCTAGTTTAACGTATAAGGACGGTAATATAAAAAGCGAAAACGGACAGCGCCAGCACTTTGTTGGAATAGAACTAGTAATGCGTAAAAAAACTGTAGACGAAATACAAGACCAGGACCTACTACAAATAGAAGGCGCTGGACCTAAGTATAGAATTAACAGTATAGTAGAACACGATCAGGACTTTTATACTACGCTAACAGCTACTAAAATAGACTAATGAACGCAAAGATAAACCCTAACGACCTGGCTATATTAGACAAAAAGCTAAAGCAGCTTAAAAGGTTTTCGCGCCAGGAACTTAGTAGCGAAGTAGGTAAAACTGCTAGCGACATAGTAAAGCGTAGCACCCAAAAGGTGCCTGTAGATAAGGGTAAACTAAAACAGTCTGTATATATGGCTAAAAAAGGTAACACCGCAGAAGTAGGGTATAACAAAAAGTACGCGCCTTACCAAGAGTTTGGGACTGGTAGGTATATAGATACTAAAGACGCTAAAGCTTTAGGTTTTAGTGATAGTGAAATTAAGACGCTATTCAAAGGCGAAGGTAAGCGCCAAGTAAATATACAGCCGCAGCCCTTCTTTTTTCCTAGCGTACGCGAAGGTCTTAAAGGTTTAATGGATAGGCTAGACGAAAAACTAAAAAAATATATATAAATGCGAGAAGTAATACATAGAGTACGTAAAGCCCTATTGGATAAATTAAACGGTAACGTAACCCTACGCGGCGCTACTGTACCTATATTTAATAGACTACCTAGCAGCGCTACATACCCTTTAATACGCATATACAGCGTTTCTAACGACGAAATAGACCAAAACCGTACAAGTTATATAACAGAAACTATAACGCGCTTAGAAGTTATTACACGCTTTAGCGGCGATAGTGGCGGCGAACTAGATAGTAATTTAATAACAGACGCTATACTAGAGATAGTTAGAACCAGAAGCGCCGACTATATAGACTTAGAAGCAGAAGGTTTTAAAGTATTTACTAGTACTGTAGCTGGTATAAACTATCTAACAGAAGACAGCGACGACTTTACATACTTTAGGACTATTATAGAACTTAGTAACCGTATAGAACAACTATAAAATAAATAACTATGGCTAACGAATTAAGATTTAACCACATATGGCAAAAAGCTAACCTAGGGCAGTTTGGCTGTAGGGTTTTAGAAACTGGCGACAGTACACCAGCCGACGAATTCTACCACACTATAAGACCTTTAAAAAAATCCTCATTCACTGCGGACAACAATACACTAGGCGGCGATACTTCAATAACAATAACAAACGTAGAAGCGGCTTGTGATATTGTAGGACACTTTGACAACGTAAGCTGTAGCCACGGTAAAATAATATGTTATTTAATTTAATTATTTTTGCACTATGGAAGTACAAGATTTTAAACTTTACGCTATGAATTTAGGCGCTTTTGCCCTATCACTAACAGAAATTGAACTGCTTTTAAAAATCGCACTTTTACTAACCACTATAGGCTACACCGTTTATAAATGGCACGAACTGTACAAGCGTAATAAAAAATAAATGAAGTACTTTACTATAGCCGAATTCGACAGCCCAGACGAACCAGGCAGCGGTGTAAATATGCACCAGGACCTACTAGAATTACTAGACGAAATGCGCGCTATTTACGGTAAACCTATAGCTATTACAAGCGGCTACAGGACGCCAGCACATAACGCAAGCCTAGGTAAAAATGCGTCTAAAAACAGCAGCCACCTAAAAGGCTTAGCTGTAGATATTGCTATAGCAGACAGTAACCAACGCTACGAAATAATACGTATAGCTATGCTTTTAGGAATTAAGCGTATAGGAACTGGCAAAGGTTTTGTACATATTGACATAGATGATAGTAAGACGTCTAATGTAAACTGGGTTTACTAATGAAGAAACTACTAGCTAAACTTTTAGGACTTAATAGCGGCGGCGATAGCGCCTTAGGTAGTTTTGTTAAAGACCTACGCGAAGCTATAAAGGGTAAAGAAATAGATCCAGCAAAAGCGCTAGAACTAATAAAGGTACAGAACGAAGTAAACAAAATAGAAGCCCAGCACCGCAGTATATTTGTAGCTGGCTGGCGTCCCTTTATAGGCTGGGTTTGCGGTGTAGCTTTATTATATAACTTTATTCTACGCGATATTATAGCCTGGGTTTGCCCAGAACAAATACCGCCAGCTTTACAAATGGACCACTTAATAACAATACTACTAGGAATGTTAGGGCTAGGTGGACTTCGTACATACGAAAAACTAAAAGACAAGACTAAGTAATGGCTAAACTACCGCAGTTTATATTTAGGGCTAACGGCAAAAAGAAACGCCCAGGCAAACATAGTAAGAACGCAAGCCCAGGGCAAAAGGGCTACAAAAAGGCTAGACGCGGTCAAGGTAAGCGCCGTTAGAATTTTTTGTAAATTTGTAAAAATTACTATAAATGGGTTTAAAAGATACTGCAAGCCTGGCACTTATACCAGCAGCATATAAGACTAGCAAAATATATAGCGCTTTACCTACAGACGGCGACGGCGATTTTACCTTTACTAGAAGCGGTAACGCCACTAGAGTAAACAAAGCTGGACTAGTTGAAACTATGGGTACTAATATAGGAAGGTTAAACTACGATTTAATTAACGGTACACCAGCTAGCTGTCCTAGTTTACTCTTAGAGCCTAGTAGGACTAATAAACAAATATACTCACAGGAACTAAGTAACAGTGCTTATTTAAAGGTAGGTTCAACAGTAACCGCAGACCAAACAACCGCACCAGACGGTACATTAACCGCTGACAAAGTACAAAGAAATACTACTAGCGCAAGTTATTTACGAGATGACATTTACGAAAGCACTAATGGTTATTATTATAGTTCTAGTTTTTTTATTAAAAAAGGTAATTGCGACAGGGTAGCTTTTAGACTACAAACTAACTACCCAGATAGATATGATGTTAGATTTGTTTTTTCTACTGAAAACGTAGAATACAACGCAACAGCGGGTGATATGACTAACGGAAGTTATAATATAGTGAAGTATAATAATGGCTGGTATAGGATAGAATTAACAGCAAAAACCGCATCTGATAATACGGCTATTGTACCTATGTTAAGCCCTAGAGTTAGTGCTGGTAACGTAGATAGTTCAGATACTAGTAGTGATGCTTTTTGTTATAGTTGGGGTTGGCAAACAGAAACTAGCGGTAATACTTCTAGCAGTTATCCAACAAGCTACATACCAACAACATCGGCAGCAGTTACAAGGACAGCAGATAGTTGTGGAGATGCAGGGAATAGCACAATTATAAAAGCAGAAGGTAGTTTGTTTGTGGACTTTACTACATCAAATACCGACAACTTTAAAAGAATTTATATTATATCTAATTCTGATTTTAACAATGCTATTTTTATACAATTATTAGGAAGTTCATTTGCTGTACAAGTTGTAAGTGGGGGTACTACTCTTTATTCTTGGGGGTTTGCCATAACCTTGTTAGATAGACATAAGATAGCGTTAAGATACAAAGACGGAGATAGCCAACTTTATTATAACGGCATACAACAAACAGCTGCAACAACAGCAGGCACTTGGTTTAGTGAAGGTCTGTTAAATAAGTTTACTTTTAGCCCTAGTGGTTTTTTTAACTTTTATGGCGAAATTAATCAAGCTATGGTATTTAACGAAGCACTAACAGACAGCGAACTACAAACACTTACAAGCTAATGGAATTATTTAAGAAATACGAGTTTACAAACGAAGCCGCAGCAGACGCGCTAATAGAAGCGCTGCCGCATACTGTAGACGACGAAACAGGCGAAAGCTATTTAGACGGTAACCACACTATAGTAAAGCTAGGACACGTAGTAGTAACGCCAGGCGAATATGAAGAAGACGAAGACGGCGAACTAGTAGAAACTACAGCGCCTGTACTAGCTGACAAATTTAGCGTAGACGTGCTATGGTCTGGACTAGAAGAACAGCCAGAAGACTGGGTAGCTAATGAAATAGTAATAGAGGATAACGGCGTACACACCTTTTTCGGTATTGACTATATATAACAAAATATGGCTGCTATAAATGGTACTAACTTTTTACTTTATAAAAGCGATATTGATCCTAAAGTAGCGCTATTTAGTGAACGCGTAAAACGCGACGGCGGTATATTAGAAGCTATTAACTGTATACGTGATGCGTTCGAAGACGCTAAACTACCACTAGGACACAGTACAAACGTAAGCGTAAGTCTAAATGTAGATATGCCAGAAAGCACTAACAAAGAAAGCCAAGGTTTTAAAGAAGTATTACCAGGCGTTAAAAACGGTTCTATAAGCGTAGAAGGTCTAGTAGATTATACAGACAGTTTAAGCTATGCCGACTATGTAGATTTACTAATTACACGCCAAAAAGTAGAATTTTATATGCAGTCTATAAATGACAATTTTATAGTAAACGGTAATGGTTTTGTAACTTCTGTAGAACAAGTAGGTCCAGCAGAAGGCGTAACTACTTATAGTTTAGAACTAGAATTAAGTAGTATTATAGAAGTAAATTAAAAAAAAATAAATACGTATATTTGTAGAAAATAAAACGACTTATGGCTAGTACAGTATTTAACGGAACGGATTTACTACTAAAAGTATCGTCTACAGACGGTGCAGAAGCGAATATAGGACACACTACAAGCTGTACTATATCTTTGTCTAACGATTTACCAGAAGCTACTACTAAAGATAGCGGCGGCTTTCAAGAAGTAATAGCTGGTGTAAGAAGTGGCGAAATTTCATTTGAAGGCTTAGTAGACTATACAGACAGTCAAAACGCTGCTGAACTAGCAGACTTTTTACTAGCACGTACAAAACTATATTTTGAGTTTGGAACTGCCGCTACAGGCGACCAACTATATAGCGGTGCTGGTTTTTTAAGCAGCTTAGAAGTTAGCGCTGAAATGGAAAGCCCAGTAACTTATAGTGGTTCTATTACTATTACTGGTACTATTACAGCAACTACTAACTAGTAACAAATTAACAGCCCTAGCGTAAGGAACTAGGGCTAATTTTTTTTAATATGGCAAACAGAAAAAGGGGGTACTACACTTTAAAACTAGGCGGTAAAAACCGTACACTTCATTTTAGTATGAATTTTTGGGCAAACTTCACAGAAGCCCAGGGCGTAACACTAGACCAAATAGGTCAAATTTTTAGCCAAGGTTTAAGCCTTAGCGCTATTCGCGACTTAATATACAGCGCACTACTAGCAAACGACCAGGAAAATAATAACGAAATAGAATATAATAAGTTTACTGTAGGCGCCTGGTTAGAAGACCTTACAGGCGACCAGCTAAACGACATAGTAGCGGCGCTTTTAGAAACCAAACTACTTGGTAACGACCTAAATATGGGCGTAAAGCGCAACGTACAAGCTAGTACAAAACAGCAAAAAAAAACAAAGCCCTAACCTGGGACGACCTACTAGACTATTATATAGGACAAATAGGTATAAACCCTAACGACTTTTGGGCTAATACTTGGAACGAAAACCAGCTACTAGGCGAAAGCCACACTATAAATAATTATTTAGACTGGGAACGTACGCGCTACATAGCTACTATGTTATATAACTTAAACTGCACAAAGCGCGGTCAAATGATAACGCCAGACAAATTACTACCACTACCGCAAGACGTATATTTAGAAAAAGGCACGCCAAAAAGCACTAAAGAAGACTACGAAAAGTTTTTAGAAAAAGTAGCAAGGGCTAAAGCTGGCGGCAGTAAAACTGTAGCAAACTTTAAAAATACTAACGGTTAATTTTTTCGTAATTTTACAGCTATAATTCTACACTATGGCAGACCAAAAATTAAGGATATTATTAGAAGCTGACAGTAGTAAACTTTCTAAAGGCTTAGATAAAGCTGGAAGTAAATTACAGGCTTTTGGCGCTAAAACCCAGGCTGTAGGCAAAAATTTATCTACTAAATTAACTTTGCCGCTATCTTTAGCTGGTGGCGCTGCTTTAAAATTAGGTGTAGACTTTGACAAGTCTATGACTAAAATACAAAGTTTAGTAGGTGTAGCTGCAGCTGACGTTGATAAAATGGGCGAAACTGTTAAAAAAATGGCTACCGATACTGGTAAAAGCGCCGCAGAAGCAGCAGAAGCACTATTTTTTATAACGTCCGCTGGGCTTAGAGGCAAAGAAGCTACAGACGTTTTAAACGCTTCATTAAAAGCCGCAGCTGTAGGACTAGGCGAAACGGCTACTGTAGCCGACTTAGCTACGTCCGCTATGAACGCATACGGTAGCGCCAACCTAAACGCCGAAGCAGCTACTGACGTTATGGTAAGCGCTGTAAGAGAAGGTAAATTAGAAGCTTCAGAACTAGCGCAAAGTATGGGCGCTGTACTTCCTGTAGCTTCAAATATGGGCGTAAAATTCCACGAAGTAGGCGCTGCTTTTGCCGCACTATCTAGAACAGGTACTGGCGCAGCAGAAGCCGCTACACAAATTAGAAGTATTTTAACTTCACTACTTAAACCCACAAAACAAGCAGAAGACCAGCTAAGCGCCTTAGGTTTATCAAGCGCTGGGCTTAGGCAAAGTTTAAAAGAAGAC